CTGCTGGCTCCTACGGCAATTGTATCCATGGTCCTTAAGGAGATTGGCAAGTTCACGCTCACCACGTTTCCCTTTCTCACGTTGCGGTTTTCCCATCTACATCACCCCTGCCCCAAACATGCTTATTTGTCCCGGAACATCCTTACTTTTCTTTTTGTTTAAAAACCGCCTTACCCCTCTTGTGGCATCCTTCATGCTCTGTATCCTTCTATCCTGCCTGGATAGCCACAGAGCGGCTTCCTGGCGGCCTTGAGGGGTCATATCCGGTATGTAATATCCGTCACCATCATCAAGATTCAGAATAGGCCTGATATGACGCAGTGCCTCTATTGCTTCCCGGATACGCCTATCTGTATAGCCTGTTGCCAATATAAGTTCATCCCTACTCATTGCATTTTCCTTTCCAATTTTCAGGGCGTTATATACGGCACATTGTATGATCGTGAAATTCTTCGTGCGTTTTCTCAAATCAATCCCTCCTTTCGGGCCGGGTAAAGGAGGTTTGATAGGTCCCGGCCCAGGGTCAGAAAGTATATCGTGACATATCGCAATCTGACCAAGTGTTGTTCTATGTATCATCCCTAAGGGGATTTGATACCTTGCTATAAGTAACTCTTTCCAAATTCCTGCCTAAAATCTTCGCGGCTGCCGTAATGCTCCTCATAGTATTCCTGGGCCATCCGCTTAAGCTTATTGTCTATCTGCTTATTCTCAGCCGTTGCCTGGAATTTGGCACCGTTTGGATGCAGGTCATACCGGAGCGGGATTATGAAACCTCTATTTTCCGATTTCGGCCCATACCCCTGCCTTCCCTCAAATATGTGATGGCGCTCCACATATGGACTACCCGTAAAATAGCAATGGTCCATGTCATCGGTAAAAACGCTCCACAACTTTTTAGCCATCCTGCCCCCTCTTCCTAGAGTTCTGATCATATATCTGCATCATCCTCTCTATCTCACGAGGAGGAAGCGTCTCAATATCCATGTCCTTGCATTCAGATACCAATCCGTTTATGAGATGACTCATTTCGGTAGTATCATAAGTACTTGATCCGCGCAGCATGATGTACGTCCGAAATGGGGTCCCGTCACCAGCTACTTTAACCTCAGTCGTAGGCTTGATATGGTATGTCTCTGCCTCCAAGGCCTTGCATTCTCCCTCATCATCATCTGGCACAACAACATATATCAGATGATCATCTACCTCTTCCAGCTGACCATACCGGCGGAGCATCAAATTATGCGCTCTACTCTTAGATATCCCAGATGCCACGGCCAATTTGGTTAATAGTTGCCAATAATACGAATTGGCATCCAAGCTGCGCTTCCTCCGATACACCTTAGCAGTAATCGCTAAAAGCTTATCAGACAACGGGGTGATTTCACTGCTTACATCATTATCAACTTCAAATGTGAGCAAGAACTTTCCTGTGATCCAATCTTTTGTAACATTCTTCAAAATCCCTTTACAGTCCATAGGCTATTCCTTTTAATTCCACGGAAGCCCAGCCTCTAGTTCATCTGGAGGGATTGTTTCCGGGTCTGGTTCGATAGGCTTATTCGGTTTCTTCTTCAATACATTCATTGCGTCTCGGAATTGATCTATCTTCATATCACGGATATCACTCAGTTTATAATTCTGTAGGATCCTGGGTTTCCCTACTCCCGTCCGCTGTAATTCCAACAGCAATGTATTGATGTGGGCCTCACTCACTAGATCTGGTCCATTTTGCTCCTGCTGGCTCTCGGACTGGCCCAGTTTGTACACAACCTTTTTGCTCTTACAGCGCTTGATTTCAAGAGAATTTATGTTCCGGTTGTCATCGTATCCGATGCGTGACACATAAAAACGGTCGTAACAGCTATATTTCACCTTCCCGTTTCGGTCCATACCATTCTCACAGATTTCACAGTCCCTACTACTAATCCAGATGAATGGCGCCGTGTAAAGTTCCCGTCCAATACCCCAGTTAAAACAGGCCCTCTTAAAGCTGTCAGAAGCAAGCCCTTTCTCCTTCTCTGTATTGCTTTCTGTCCCTGTGTCCTCTTTCTCGATCCACTGATTCTTATCATCATCCCAGATGGATACAATACAGTTGGCATTGTCCCGGCAGTGTCTCCGTTGCCATCCCATGGGTCCTACGGTCTCATCAAGGATGTTCTGATCCACTCTGGCATCCTTATACAGCAGCAGGGATAATCCATTCTGGGATACCATTGCAATCCGGCAGTCTATTTCATCCTTCTTAAGTAGCCTAAATTCAATCTTCGCTTTCCCCATCTGTCCCACACTCCTTTTCAGTCACCCGGCTGGCCCACATATCAGCCATATGTAACAGCAAGTACAAGGGTGTCTCCTTTCCCTGTATCTGGTATTTAAAGTTGCCGTACATACCATTGTGCATCAGGATTGCCCAATTCTCATCCTCCGTAAGTTCAATGTGGCGGCCTGCAATCTGAACAGAACGTACTTCGTGATCAATATATAAAAGATCAGGATTTCCAATATACGGCTTCGTAGTGGACTGGTATGGCTCTGCATTCTTGCCACGGCCCTTAAGCATGTTGATAATATAGTTCGGCTTCCCAAACTGTCCAGCCTTACCAAGGTCATGAAGCAATGCACATATGATGACACTGCTCTTATCTACTTCTGGATACAGGATGCCGGAAAGCTTGTCCATCAGTTCATATACATTCAGGCTGTGTTCAGCCAATCCCCCAGGATAGGCCAGATGATACTGTGTGCTGCATGGCGCTGTATAAAATCCCATCCCATCCATTTCCACCAGAAGGTCAGCAATTCCCTGCCTATCAGTTGATAATAATAATTCCTCTATTCTATTCTTAATGTTCTCCATATAAGTATCCTCCATCTAAAGTTAGCTCATATTGCCACCCCTCTGTCAATTGGATGGTATCCTGCACAGATTGATTCAGTTTCCTATAATCTGATTCCTTTTTCTGACATTCGTCACATGTATGACCCTCTCCCGGATCCATATAACAGCCACAGGAATCACAATGGTATGGATGCATCATTACCGGCCTCCTGCTGTGCTTTCTTTTTTATCCCCAGGATGCTGAATACAACATCATTATCTGCATACTTAACCGAATTGACGTATTCCTGCACAGCATTGATCCTTTCAACTGCCATCTGTCCTTGGAGAAACAGATCCACAGGCACGTTATTCATTCTGATTTCAGTTACATTTGCCATCTTTACAACCCCCTTCTATCTGTGCTATATTATCTGTAGAGTTAATTTTCATCTGGCCGACCGGAGTTCGCAGCTCCCTCGGCCTTTTTCTTGCCTTTCCGTTACCCCAGCCGAAGGGATTAATCCCCAGGGCTGCCGCCGCACGGTTTGTTCCGTTCTTTCGTCTGCTCACCATAATCACCTCCTTTCATATTGTTATGTATCCCGTCCACGTCAGTATCAGCAGTACTGTGCTTACCGTTGAGGTGATTGAAAGGGCTATCTTCCATGCCTGTGCATCCAGGTAGTTTCTGTGGGATTCCCTCAAACGTCCTTTAAGCCAGGCACATTTTTGCTGCAGTTCTTCGTAAGTTTGTTCATTTGGCGGTGGTATCACCTGTATCATTGGCTTGTTCCTCCTTTCAGGGGTCTTCCGGCCAACTGTTCAATCAGCCAGATATGGTGCATCCTAAAATCTCCCGGATGGCATTTCAGCTTCCCCAGAGTACTAAAGGGTATCCCGATTTTTCTTGCCAGGCCTTCGTCCGTCAGGTTATTTCTTATCTTAGCCTCACAGATGAGGAGTTTTACTTCATCCTCTTGTCGTTGGTAATCGCTCTTTTTCATGCCGGGCATCCTCCTTTCTTGTGTTTTCTCCCCCTCCTTGGTATAACTATACCTGTTATGTTCCAAGCAATTTGCTACATACTAAAATACATAACGTAATTGAATTTAGTAGCACTGATACCGATAGCATTAGATAGCTGGTCTTTGGACTCATCCCTCTCTCACCTCCTTTTCCCACTGATACACGCATGCGATAGTGGTATAGTTTCTCTTTCTTATTTTCCGGTATTTGTTATTTCTTTTAGGTCAAGACTCAACTGTCCCTCAACCTCCATACGCCGCTTTGATGCCTTAGCACTTGACGCTTTCAAGCCTTCAAATTTTGTCCGGAGCTGGGCATCAACGCCACGCAAGTTGTCAAGATCCTTACTCTTATCAATGTTGACATACTTCGACACACCGTCCACATTGCATGCAAACACAGTCCTTATCCCCTTGTCGTCCCGCATGCTTGACATCATCTGCTGTGCGGTTCGCCGTAGTTCCCTTTCCTTTGCTGTTATTGCATTAAATAGAAAATGTGGTCTAATCATCTCCATCACTACTTCCGTTTCTACCTCTCCCATCTCATACAGCTTCTGTTTAATGACTTCCCTTGCTTTAGATTCCAGCTTTCTTGTTCTGGTCATGTTCTATCACTCCTTTCAAAAAATTTCTTACTCTTGACAACTTAGCAATTGAATCCTCGACCTCACGCAGATGCCCTGAGGCGGTATCCGCATGGATTATCTCGCTTAGCATGCTCAGTTCCTTTTCATCTGCCTGAATCCACATAAAGGCATTGATCGCTTTGTGGTACTTCTTGGTCATCTTCCAGCACTCGTCTATATAGGCACTGTATTCGTCCGCTGTCTGAGCCTTAGCTGTCTGTGCTCTCCTCTGGGCGAAATCGATAATCTTTCCCTGATCCTCTGGTGAAGCCTTGCGGAGCTCCTTAGCGGTCTCCATGGCCTGGTACTTCGGCAGGTCAGCAAGCGGAGGAAATTCTTCTACAGCCTTAACGTGCTGCTTGGCATCTTTTAATGTTTGTACTGGAACTCCAATTTCTTTTGAGATGTTTTGCATAGAAACCGGATTTACAGGTCTGTGTGCATCCCTCCTGTACTTATCAACGGAATCCGTTGATAACTGTTTCTTTAACTCCTGCTCCTTAATCTCTGCCAGTTCCACAAGATTTTTAGACTTCTCCAGCTCCGTCAGGTCTTTGCGCCGGATGTTCTCTTCCAGTTCCAGAACCCGCAGTTCCTTTTCGGAGATGTCCTCTAATACTTTTGCTTCAATTTCAGTCAGCCCAATCCGTTCACATGCCAACAACCTCCGGCAGCCAGCAATTAGGTTATAATCTGAATCAACCACGATGGGGTGAAGTAAGCCGTGTTCTTTAATACTATCTGCCAGGGCTTCCATGTCACCGTATTCGTCCCGAACACGCTGGCCGATTTTTACGTCACTGATCTTCAGAATCATACTTCCCCCTTATCAAATTCAAAACTTTGAACTTTTGTTTTAAAAAAAAATGATGGAATATCTTTGTCAGATAATTTAAGAAGATCGACTGCCTTGCAAATATCTGGCTGTTTCCATGCTCTAAGGCCATTCATTTTCAGAGAAAGTGTTCTTTCTGACCAACCCATTGCAACCGCAAAACAGGCTTGAGTTCCAAAAATTTCCACAATTCTGCCCCGCAGTCTACTATAATCAAATGCCACGTGGATTACCTCCTTTCAAGTTAAATATTTTGAACTACCCATATGATAGCACCTCGCTTTTAAGTTGTCAATACATAAGTTCGATATTTTTAACTTTCTAGGTTTTTTGTCTTGAACTTTTGTTCAATATATGTTATAGTGGAAAACAGAAAGGCGGTATTATATATGGAAAAGGAAAACACTGCAATTCGATTAAAAAAAATAATGGACGCAAGGGGTATCCGTCAAGTTGACATCCTGAAATTAGCTGCTCCTTATTGTGAAAAGTATAATGTTAAAATGAATAAGTCAGATATAAGCCAATATTGTTCTGGAAAAACAGAACCCAATCAGGATAAATTATTTGTTTTAGGAGCTGCCCTTAATGTTAATGAGGCATGGCTTATGGGCTATGATGTTCCAATGGAACGCCGCTCTTTAAAGTTTCCCACTACGCCCGATGACTGTCCCTTCAACTCTGCATTGGAAAAATTATTGAACAAAGATTACGATCTAACCAAAGAAGAGCATGAGGCTATCAAAAAAGAATTACCCACAGTGACGGAAAGAGCCGCCAAAGCTTTTAATATCCCTCATCGTGAAATATCTGATTTATATGAAGGTGAAAGAGCAAGACAGCTGCTTGTAAGTTTCAGCTTATTAAACAATGCTGGCCAGGACAAGGCTCTTGAGCAGATAGTCCTATTAACTAAGATACCAGAGTATCAAGATCCATATGCCAATGATATTAGCAGCACAACCATCATAGATTTTCAGCCTCGCCGCAACAATAACTTGTTTGTCATTCCTTACTACCGTGGCGGCGTATCAGCCGGAACCGGTATCTTTATATTAGGAAATGAGGCTGAAGATGATATAGAACTGCCCGACATTCCAAAATATCACAATGCTGACTTTGCACTGGATGTAAATGGAGACAGTATGGAGCCCAGCTTTAATGACGGTGATATAGCTTTGGTTAGTCAGAATATGGAAATGCAAACAGGGGATATTGGAGTGTTCGTTATAAATGGAAATGCGTTTATCAAAGAGCTTGGAAAGAATGAGCTTATCTCCCACAATAAGGAATATCCCAGCATACCTATTCATGAGGAAGATAATGTTGTATGTATGGGAAAAGTAATAGGAAAATTCGATGATTAATCAGCCTATGGCTCTTTAATAAAATGGTGCAGACAAAACTAAGGAGGATTTGTTTATGAGAAAAACAAAATTGCTACTCACAACGCTTGCGATGTCCATAGTACTGAGCAGCACTGCCCTGGCTGGAACCTGGACACATACCCATGAAACCGAATGGAGTATCAATACTTACGAGAACCTGTGGTTTTACGTCAAAGACAATGGGGAGTATGCAGAAAACGAGTGGATTCAGGACGAGGACGGCACATGGTATTGGATTGACGATAGTGGCACATTGCCTTCGTGGGCTGGTGTGGCGACCGATGGATGTCTTTATGATTCATCCGGAAAATATATTGATATGACTATAGACGGCAGGAAATATGCATCTGAAGAATTATATAACCAACTTCAAGAAGGCATGACTTATGACCAGGTTATCTCCATACTTGGCAAAGAACATGAGGTTACTAATACTGAACGCCGCCAGATTGGAAGTCAAACCTACGACTATTTGCAGGTCAGATGGTACTCTCAGGATGCAGAATCAAAAATTAGGATAACCTTTAAAAACGGCCTCCTTCATGCGCGGCACGGGGATTGGCAATATTAATAGCATAGTAAGCAAAAAGCCCCAGGAGCTGCGAACTCCCAAGGCTTTTCACATAGATTCTCTTACCGGGTACGCCCAGAAGATATTCTTTTATCCAAAGAAATTATATCATTCCTGGAGCGTCCTGGCAAGGGGCGTATTTCTTTTACCTATTTTTAAGGAGGAATGATATATGGCACAGGATAAGAAAAAGAAAAACAAATTGCCATCCGGCAATGTCCGCATCCAGGTATATGATTATACTGATGTGGATGGAAAAAAGCATTATAAATCCTTCACAGCCCCATCAAAAAAAGAAGCTAAGTTTATGGCAATGCAATGGATTACCGGGAAAGCAAATGCCGCATCCGAAAACCTTACCGTATATGACGCTGTAACGCGGTATATAGACGCCAAAAGAGGCGTGCTGTCTCCTAGTACCATAAGAGGTTACGAAGCCGTACAGCGCAATTATATCAAGCCCTATGAACTGGGACGTATCAAACTTAACGATCTCAGTAACACGTCCCTTCAGGTATGGGTAAGCAATATATCTTCCAAGGTAAGTGCTAAAAGTGTCAGAAATGCCCATGGCCTTGTATCCGGGGCCCTGGAAATGTTCCATCCAGATTTCCGGATCAAAACCACACTCCCTGCCAAGGAGCGCCCTGATCTATACACACCTTCCGATCAGGATATAAAAACCCTGCTCCAGCATGTGGAAGGCAAAGAACTGGAGATAGCAATTCTCCTGGCTGCTTTCGGCCCCCTGCGCCGTGGTGAGATCTGCGCTTTGGACAGCAGTGACATACATGGAAATATGGTAGACGTAAACAAGAGCATGGTCATGGGGCCGGACAAGATGTGGCATATAAAGCCTCCGAAGACCTTCGGGAGTTACCGGCGAGTGGAATTTCCCGACTTCGTGATAGAGAAAATGAGAGGCATAGACGGGCGGATCATTAAAGCCACCCCGGATCAAGTCACCCACAGGTTTGAACGGGCCATCAGATCAACAGGGCTTCCTAAATTCCGATTTCATGATTTACGGCATTATGCAGCCAGCATCATGCATGCCATCGGTGTACCTGATCAATATATCCTCCAGCGCGGCGGATGGGCTACTGACAACGTGATGAAGACTGTGTATAGGGATGTCATTGATCTGGAGACCGTCCGCCAAACGAAAAAGATAAACAAACACTTTATCAAGGTATCTGGGCTGTCCAAATAA